GGTCAGGTGAAGAAGAACTGCGTATTAAACTCTTCAAAGCCCTTAGTGTAGTCTCCAGAACCAGAAAGCGATCCGTGTAGCCTGCCTATTGCTTCAGGTGTGCTAAACTGAGCTTGAAAATCCTCGAAGCTTTTCGTGTAAGTACCTTTCTCAACTAAGGATGCGTGTAATTTTCTTTTACTTTCTTCTCCTGGCATCTGCTACAAGTTATCAAGGCTTCCGCCTGTAGGTTTAGTTCCTGTTGCTGCTTTTCTCATTTCTCCTGCAACTCCTTTTCCAATCTTAAGACTTCCTCTGTCAGTTTCCATTCTCTGCTCCATTGATTCATCAAAAAGCAGAGGGATGTCTTCGGTAATTTCTTTATCTACAAGCTTTCCGGCGTCAGGGTCAGATACAATAGCGGCCTGTCTTTCAAGATCGCTAAGCCCCTCAAGAGGGTCTACTTTCACGGTCTTGGTGCTTCTAGCAATTACTACAGGCTTGGTCACCGTATTGCCGCTTGCGTCAGTGTACGTTGCGTCCTGAGACGTTACTAGCTTAATGTCTCCAATTCCCGCCTGAAGCTCCTCTACCTGTCCGGAAGAGTTGATTCTCTTAAGACCAACAGCGTTGATCGCCTTACCGTCGGTAGGGAAGTTGTTTCTGACCGTTGAGGTCATGTTAAATGTCGTGGCGTTCCCTTGAGCGTCTGTTGTGTTGAGCTTTACAACGTTTGGCGCTCCTTGAGTCTTGTTTACGTCTTCAACCTTCACTGATACCTGCGCAGCCTTAGGCTTAGCGCTAATCTTGAGACTAGATACCTTCTCGCTTCCAAGGATTCCTTTCAAGTGATTAGCAATGTCCTCCTTGCTTAATGGAGAGCCTTTGAACTGATCTCTTTTGAAGTCAGACGACAACTGCTCAATAGCTTGGTCGAACTCTTTCGTCTTCGTGGTTCTTACGCCCATGAACTCGTCGAAATCTTTCACTCCGGCTCTCTGAACAATAGTCCCCTTAATTTTTTCTATAGTCTTGTTGTCGTTTAGGAACTTGTCAAGACTAATTGAGCCCTGAAGTGTGTTCAGTTTGTCTCGCATGTTTCCAAGGTTTTGAATGTCGCCACCCTCTACCGCGCCCGTAAGCGTCTCAAATTCTTTTCTTAAAGCAATCGTTTCGTCCGAAAACACAAGGTCTCCACTCTCAAGCCCAGAGTCTACATCAGCAAACAACTCGATTATTTGGTCAGACTCTCTCGCTAAAACATCAAGGTTGTCCATTGCTTGAGTAAACTCTCTACCAATTTTTGTTTTTGGATCTTGAAGCGCTGCGAATTTCAGCTCTTCACCAAACTCGGTTCCTGCTCTAGCAATAAAGTTCTCCTGCGTGTTTACAACAGCCTGGTTTAAGCTCTTTTGGAATCGAGGGTCTTGTACGGTTGGCCCCTTCGGTAAGTCAAAAGGCTTCAATGCCTTCGCTCTCGCTTTTGCTGCGTCATCCAAAGCTTTCTCACGAGCCTGAACAACTCCAGCAGGGAACGCGCCCCCCCTTTGAACAAATATAGGCTGAGAACCAATTATTTGACCGGACTGCTGACCCACGTTAATAGGCTGAGAGATTCCAGGGAACAACGAAGCTCCTGGGTCACCAATTTCAGCGCTAGGAACTTGAGCGTTTATAGAAGCTTGAATAGAAGCTATCTCCTCCGGCGTCGCTCCTTCAGGCGTAAACTGTCCAAGAGTTTCTTGAGTAATCAGCGAGCCTAAATCTCCTCCGTTTGGAGGGAGGGCAACGTCAGGCGGCAACACAGGCTCACGAAACATAGCGTCATTGTTAGAAACTAACGATGCCGGGGCCAAGCTAGGAAGCTTTTGTAGTTCTTCTTCTCCGTTCGCCATTACAGTCCAAATGTTTGAGGAACGTCAATAGCAGGCGTAGCCGCTTGCTTATCAATACCTAAGCGAATGTTGTCAATCGTTTGGTTTTGAATCTCTTGTGCGTTCGGGTTAATACCAGGTGTCGCTAAAGGTGGAGCTCCAGCGTTTTCGCCCGCTCCTCCACCAAGGAGTCCAGACACGCTTTGAATGATGTTTCCTATGTCTCCAGCGACTCCGGTTGCTCCGGTTGCTCCGGCTGCAGGTGTGGCTGCGCTTGAGGCTGCTGGATTTTGGCCAGGTAAAGTTCCTTGGAGCGCTGCTAACGAGCCTAAGTTTTGTAAGGCGTCCGTTCCCGCCTGAGCAGAGGCCGCTTTGGCTCGGTTTTGATTAAGCAATCCGAGCTCTAATGTTCTTTGGCTTATTCTGGTTCCAAGCTGCTGAGTAAGCTGTTCTACGAAAGGAAGCCTTTGTTGTCCCTGAACTACCGCTTGGTTTGTAGCTGCCTGGGTTCCCTTTTGTGCTTTAATCAATGCGTTTACCGTGCTTCCCACATCTCCGCCTGTTGACCTAGCTATACGCCCTTGAGTTGTAGCCCCAACTTTCTGGGCCTCCCCAATGGCGCCTTGAGTGGCCGCGTCTGAGCCAGTAGAAATGTTTTTTCTAATCTGGTTAAGCTCGTTGATTCTTTGTTGCTCCAAAGGATCTACAAGCCCAGGAGCAAGCTGATTCGCTTTTCTGCCCTGAACACCAGATTCTATAAGGCCTCCAGCCGTCTGCCCAATCTGAGCTCCAACTGCTCCTCCAACGCCCGGTGCGATAGTTGTTCCAGCTACGCCTCCTAAAATTGCGCCTATTGATTGTCCGTTTGCCATTACTTAATCGGTTTATATTGAAGAACAGTTTCTACAACCTTAAAGTCTTCCTCAAAAATATGAATTACTTTGCAGAATAGCAATCTAGCTTGTACCCGATCTCTGGTTGCTGAAACCGAAAGGTCCTTTCTAGGAATCTGCTGACCCCATCCGTCGTATTGCTTAAGATACAGCGGACCTTGAATTCCTGGGTCTAGTGCACAGACTAAATCTCTGTCCTCATCCAAAAACTCTATTCTACTTGGTTTTTGTTCGCCTCTCTTTCCGGTCATGACCTCGAAGCGAATGTATTCTTTTTCTACGGCTGGTGAAGGGGAATAGTTCGTTATAAGCGAATATTCTATCGGGCCTCCATTTATTTCAAACCCTCTTTCGAGCTTGTAGGTCTCAAGACCTCTAAATCCGTACATGTCGTTGTCGCTGAACAGGTAGGTGTCGAACTTATAGTCAAACGACCCCAGCCAGTGATTAGTGTCTTGAGCAAACACAAACGTTTCCGAGTCTACCGAATCTCGCTCAGTTTCTCCTTCTACAAGAAATTCCGGAAGCCTCTGAGGGTCAAGCTGTAACCAATACTCATTGTGGTTATGGTTGACGCCTCCAGCAATGCGATCAAGATATCCAGCCCTCATTCTGATTAATACAGGGTTAAGCCTGGAGAAGTAGGTGTCCTTCGCTATGTCTTTTACCACGTTGCTCATTAGCCTATACACGGAGTGGTTGTTAGGAATGTAAAGAGCTTCTTGTTTAACTCTTCCGTCCTCAGTTATAATGTCCATGGTGCCTTCGCCCATTCCTCTCCACATTTCATCGCTAGAGCCAACCTCATGGTCTAGCCAGTACTGACCTCCAACAAACCTGTCAGAAGCAAGTGTTGATAAGTCGTTAGCCTCAAGGCTAGAAAGTATTGTTTTGTTGGTCAGGATAAGGCATATCCCTGACTCACAAATAGCGTACAGGTTGTCGCCCTTTCCTGGGGTTGTTGCATCCCAAGCTTTCTTGATTTCGCCGTCATCATCGTCTAGGTCAAATCGATTCAGCGAAAGGAAAGTCTTTAAACCGGGAGAGTCTTGTTGATTTATCGCTCTAGACAGGCTCCATGTGACTCCAGTACAGAAGTCGTTCTCCTCTTCGAATCCAAAGTCCGGCTTTGACAAGAACTCAATAGGCCCTCTAACAGCATAATCAAGATTGATGTTCTGCATGAATCTAAGACCTCCAAACTTCCAAATACTATATTCAAGAGGGTAGTCTTCGAAATAGTCTTCGAACATGTTGTTGTCTGACGCAATATCTTCAATGACCCCGGTCGCGAAGCTTGAGTTGTCAAATCGATTCGGACGCATAATGTAGTGAGTCAGCGGGAAGTACTGGTCAGAAGTTGCCCCGTTGTGGGCATAGTGAACTGCCACCCGGCTTTCGCACGCGAACATAATGCACAGTTGTCGGATATACCCAAGGCTTCCCTTGTTTATGTCCTGAATCTTGTTAATCCCTGTGGTTCTAGCAACGATGTACTGACGAGGGTTGATCTCGTACTTTCTAAACGGGAACCCAATGTTGAACACGAACTGAGTGTCTTCAGCGTTGTCTGAAGCATCTGCCTCACGATCGATTGGAGAGAAGATGGCTTCTCCTACCGTGCTATCTCCTCCGAATACTCGTATTGGCCGTCTATTGTCATACCTGACTAATATTTTCTGGTCTACCGTTGGGTAGAAATTTGGGACGTTGAATTCGACTGTAAACGCCGTGTCTCCTGCGTTTGTGTGCGTGTACAATCCAACAACCTCGTTCCCAAGTGCTGCGGCATAGAATCCGTTTGTTGTAATGTCTGTTAAGATTGCTGTTACCTGAGCAGCCGTCAAGAACGTGCTATCCATAAACACTTCAATGTTTCCGGCTCCGTCTTGGAGGTAGACAAACACCTCATCAGCAGCTCTTGGACCTGTAGAAGACAAATCAGGAATACAGTCTTCCCACCTTTCGTCTACAAGCTCAAAAAATTGGTCAGGAGTTCCGTCAGCTTGGCCGATAATGCTCTCTACCTTCTGGTAGTGCCCTGTTCCGTAATACTGGTCAATATTTTGATCGATTACATTCTTTCCGTCCTGAACGATGTTTATGATGTACATCGGCTCAGTAAAATCCTTCAGTCCAGCATCGTCGAAGTCGTTGTTTCCGGTTCCGCCAGAGCCTCCGGCATTGTACACGTTTCCTGTAAGTGAAAGCTCGTAGTACACACCTCTGCCCTCCGTAACAGAAGCTATGCTGTCAATACTTATAAGAGTATCTCCTCCGTCAGGACCAACAAAAGCTCCTCCGCCAGCAGCGTGAGAATTTCTGTACTTGTTGTATGCTACATATCTGTTTCCTCCAGAACCAACACCCATTCCCGGGTCTTCTCCTGGGTTTATCTGGCCTTCGTCATGAAGCACCCGCGCGTAGGTAATCATATCTACAAGCCTGTCTCGTGCCGAGAGCAGTGAGTTCTCTTCAAATGAATACACCTCCGAGAAGAAGCCCAGAGGAGAGACCACCTGAACGCTGTAGTTCTGAGGGTTGCTCGAAATATCATCAATAACCGACTGGCTGATTATTCCAGCCTCAATGTCTGGTGAGAAGAACCAAAACTTGTCTTGGTCTTTCGTGGCCGCCGATGCGTTACCAGCAGCATTAAAGTCTCCTTGGTTTAGGGCATACGATCCAATTCCTTGGCATACAACCCTCCCTGCAGGTGCTGTTCTAACTACTGAAAATGCTTTTGCCCACGACGGAAGATTGCTAATACCTCCAATGGCAACTCCATGGGCATAATAGTTTGGCGCGAAGCCCTCAGGGTTGTACGCTCTAGTTACCGGACCAGCATCTGCCTCGAAATTGACTTGGTAGTTGTGGTCTCCGGTTGAGTCGTTCTGGTCGGTAGGCCTGTATGGGTCATAGCCAATTTCATCGCCACCAACGAATAGTCCATGCCCAGAATCCGGACACCCAAGGCTATTTACCTTTCCTTGAGACTTTGATCCGTCGTCTAGTATGTTTTGGAACCCACATTTGTCCGTCTTACTGACAGCATCTTCCAAATCGAATATCTCATGCGTCTGAGTTACGGCACTCTGCAGGTTTGCTGCCTCGGCAGTTCCGAAATACGAGAGCAGTTGAGAGTCGACGTCTGCCTCAGCTCTTCTGTTCGGTATTTGGAAGTTCTGAATCCCAGCATCGTCCTCGGCAAAACCTCGACCGCCAAGTGCGTCGAATAGGTTTACAGCAAAGCTGAACCTCTCTCCGCCGGTGTAGTTTTTGTAGTACGTGTGATTCACCGGGTCGTTGTGCCCTGCTTTTCCGAGCTTCTGAACGATTGGGAAAATCTTCTTGCCATTGAACTCGTCAAATACAAGGTTAGTCTCTTTTGAAGCGGTGCTGTAGTTCATTAGAACTATCTTCTTGTCGTGGTATCTGATTGCTTTCGCTTTCTCGATAAACGACAATTCGCTTTCTCCTTCTCCGTCAGCAAGGGTGTCTTCTACGTTTGATTGAATCGGGTCAACAAACTCTCGAACAGATATCTCCCCTGGAGAAACCTCAAGTTTTGCGATTACCTCTCCTTGCGGAACAAAGTCAAGACCTCCAGCAGCCTGATAGGACACTCGACGGATCTCAATAAAATCATAGTTAACCAGATTCGTAATTCGAAACTTAAGCTTAATCCCGAAGCTCGTTGGAGCTGTTACGTCAGGACTGTCGCCATAACTCTTCGTATACGGGTACTGGTTGCTTCCTGTTCCCGACCCTTGAAGCACAGGAATTGGAGGGGTTTGGTGCCCCCAGTTTGTTCGGTCTCCTTCGTCATTAACGTATCTAAGAGAGTACTGATAAGAGCCTATAGGAAGTCCGCCTCCGCCCCCGACATTCTCAAGACCTGTAAAAACAGGGATGTCAAGTGGAGAATCTAGATTTACCGTGTATAAAGCTGGATTGAAGTTCGTGAAATACTTGTCAGGGTCTAGCGTGAGTGAGTCGATGATGTCCTGAATGTTGAATATCATCGGAGTCGTGTTATTGTCGGTGATATACCACTCTCCTCCTTTACAGTTCTCGTTTCTGTCACACTGGATAGGGAAGTCCACTAGCCAAGGCATGTCTGGGGACTGACCCATTATAACGCCGTCGATACGGATGATTGGAGCCTCTGCCCCATTTCTATCCACCCAGATTTCAACAATGTTCTTGTTAATATCTTTTTCACCTATGCAAACCCAATCGCCAGGAATGTTCTGAGCTGGGAACTCAACCTCTTCTCCGCGAATCTTAACGTGTGATCGTTTTCCGCCAGTAGAATCGGATATGCGACCGTTCTTACTGTCGTAGTATTCTCCGTCATTATCGGCACCAGAAAGCTCAGGGTCAATGTCAACATTCGCCCCTTTCCAGTTCGATTTTGCGTCTTTTGGATGGTGTTCCGTCTTCATTAGTAGTTCATTCTAGCTAGGTACTCTTTAAAGTCTTGTCGCTGTTTGTTACTCAGTGCGCTTACCCTGTGCTCAGCCTTAGCCCAGCTACCGTCAAACGGCTTGTCTTTTCTGGATGTTATTTTCGCCTGTATGGTGCTCCACTTGTTAAATTCAACACCTTCTGCGTCTGCAATCCTAGTGTCTAGCCCTGCTTCGGAAACGTAGTCTTTAACCGCCTGACGAAGCATGTTCGGTATAACCGGCAAGTCTCCAATATCAGCGCCCATTCCGTTGAATTCAATCAATATTTTTCCAAACTTTCTACAGCTCTCGCTAAGCATGATTACGCCCTGCTGTACATTGAAGAAGAAGAGCTCATTGACTCCACCTACGCCCGTAAGGTTGTTATCTCTTCCTAGCCGGTTTGTAGCGCCTCTGAATCTGTCCCTGTGAAAAGGGTCGTTGTGGTTGTCGAGCCTGTCTTTAGCAACAAAGCCGTTTCCAGACTTAGAATTGATAAAGTTTCTCTTCCAGTACACGTTTTGGCTTCTTGAGATGTCGCACTCTGTTCCGTTGAACAGGTACATGTTCTTTAGGTTAAACGCGCCCTTAGGCATGTCTAGCCTCAGGTCTGCAGGAACCTCAAAAACCTCGCTTCTCTCGTCGAAATAAGTGTCGAACGAAAGCTCTTCTAGAGCCTGCTGAATCTGAGATACATAGAACCCTCTAGAGTTCACCTTGAATGATGAGTCCTTTACGATCTTCAAAACGTCAGCCAAAATCTCGTTGACCGTCACAAAGCTTTGTCTGCTAAAATCCATTACTTATTGGTTGGAGCGTCTTGGCTCAATTCGTTAACACTAACCAACTTATTAGTTGGAACTCTTTTATTTGTGGTGCTGTCTGCACCGTCATTCACTCGCTCTTGAGGAATAAGAAGCACAAATCTACCCAAGTCGAGCACTTGTCTCTTAAGCTGAATCAACAGCTCTTCCGGGAAATCGAACGGCTCATCCAAATCAACCTTTGTGATTGGATCAAACGTGCTATAAATTCCGATTTCAATTTGCGTTACATTAACGCATTCGAGCCCAAGCAAATATAAGTGGTCTCCCGTTCTATACCAGTACGGGTTCTTCGGAGATGGCTTCTCATATTTTGTGTAATACAGTCTCTCTGAATCTCCAGGGGTAGTTCGTAAAATCTTTTTATGCGTAAAAGGCGGCGGACACCCCTCTGCCTTCTCCTCGATGTAGTACGACATGTACTCAACTCCGTTGTCCTTATCATAATCATAAATACTCTTTGGGAGTATAATGTGTTTCCGGCCCTTGATTTCGTTCGGATTAGCGTTGACAGCATGAACCTGTACGGGAACAATAAAAGTGCTCAGGAACGCCCCAGAATCTCTTTTGGCGATGTGTTGAGACTTTAGTCGATTACCAAGCATCAGCGTCCAGTAAGCAACTTGTGACTTCTGAACTATCTTGTCATCGAAGGTCTGTTTTAGATCCTTCGCAATGTCGTCTACGATATGTCTTAAGAGTGTTGCCATTACATCATGAGTTGAACTAGGTCAGCAATGTCCTTTGTGGTAACATTGTACAAATTAGTTTGGTCCCCCTGCTTGAAAGCGATGAAGTTCAATGCTTTCTGAACAATCAGGTTTATCATCGTATCAGGAAACTCTATTGAGTCTGTCTGCTGAGTGATAGGGCTAGGGTATTTTAAATAAGTAACACCCACGAACTGACCAGCAGCCGAAGGACGAACCTCTATTTCCGATCCAGGAGTGCTGTACGACGTAGAGCCATAGTTTGCGTCAGTAAGGTACGCATAGCTAACAAGAGAGCCTGTAAGGATGTTGTTTCCAGCCTCAAATACGTTTTTCTTATTCTCGTCCCATTCTTCGAGTGTTAGCCTTCTCGCAGACTGTTCGCTGTCCACATAACTAAGACCATCCATGAATGCTGAATCTTCCGGGTTCGAAAGGAGGGCTGGGGCTGTGCTAGGGTACACAGTAGCCAGTGGGTTTACTCTCATCACCGTCCAAACCTTATCCGTAAAGTTCGGCTGGTTAAAAGCTATTCTTGAAAATTGACTAGCTTGAAATATTCTAACGAAAATTAGCTCTCTGAAATTTTCTCCAGAGAGCTTCTTCTCATCAAAAGCTTTATTTACAACAGCAGATAAAAACTCAACAGAATAGTTGATTGCTGGTTTGAGATCCTGCTCAAAAAGATAACGGTCAGAACCCTCGGCGTCCAAAGCTGATTTAATCCGTTCTATTACGCTCTGAACTTGTATCATTCATTTTAGTTTTATCCAGGCACTTCGCCTAATAGTTTCTCGGCTTTTTGAGTTTCTACAAGCCTCATTTGAGACTCGCTTTTCTCTCTAGCCATTTCCTCTTCAGCCAGCTTGTTGGCTAATGCAATTCGCATATCGTTCACGTTCTCCATCATTCCGATTCCGTGAGCTTTTGCCGTCCTTGCAACTCCAAACTGATCCTGAGCCTTCAAAGAAGTCATGTACTTGGCAAGCTTCGCAGCCTTTCTAGCATCCATGCTAAGAGCTTCTTCAGCTCTCGAGTAGAAGATGGTGCCATAATAGGTGTGCTCCATCAACCACGCTGCCTCCTTCTTGCTTTTACAGACGTAAATAGAAAAGTTGAACAACTCAACCTCTTTACCCGCTTGTCGTCTTCTCGTTGCTTGATATTTGAAAATGATCTCCTTTCCAAAAGGAGTTCTAACAGGGAGCCCCTGTCTGATATCATCAACAATCACATAACCTGTTTTATGTGCGTAAAAGACAATTTCTTCACCCTGGTCCAGCAAATCGTCTGGGTCAAGGTCTGCAACATCCACGTATCCGTGTCCGGAACCATACTTATCGGCGTCAGACTTAGCGCTCATTGCTTCAATGGCCTCCATGGCCTTTAGCAACGCTTTATTGTCTTGTGGCGCCTCTACCGGTTGTCTCTCCCTCTTCTCGAAGGCGTCTAACCGTTCCTGCATCTTCTTCATCTGAGATAGAATCTCATCTGCTGATGGAGGGGCTGGTGCTTCTGCTGGGTTTGTATTTGTATTTGCCGGTTCTTGTGGCAAACGTTCTTCTGGTTTCTGTTCGTCTCTTTCTAGAGCCATCTTTTCTGCTTTATCTGAAGTTAAAAAAAAGCCAGGGCCGAAGCCCCGGCTAAAAATTCTATTGGATATCCAAAATGAAGGATGCCAATGGGTTGTTGAATCGGATGCTCAACTGTCCACCTACCCAAAAGTCGATGAAGTCTCTGAAGCTACCTTTTTCAAGGTCGTCAGTTTGTCCCATTTCAAATGCAGGCAAGCCTTTCATTTTCTTTGGAGCTACTGTCTCCTGATCCAAAACAATCACTCTTCGTTGCCAGTCTGCTGGGAAGCAAGACTCTTCACGCCAAAGCTCACAAGGAACTAGAACGTAGTTTGAAGTACCCAACTCAATTCGCTTAAGGTTCAACTTAGCGATTTCGTCGTTCGGCTCGTAACGAAGTCCAGGCTGCTTGTACACCTTCGAGAACTCGTTCAAAATTTGATCGGTTCCGTAGATGAAGCGTGTCGCCCCTTCTTTCTTGAAGTTAGTTGAGAAAGCAAGCGTCTCGAAAGCCGACTGCAAACCTGCAACTGTTGGATTCGACGTTGCAGATCCAGCCGCAATCATCGAAGGATAGATACCACCCATTGCTTTCGCAACATGGCTGTTAGCGATGGCGTATTCCCCACGCTCACCATTCCAGAAAGAGTTGAACATGTCAATTCTTAACTGCTTCATTTTCTCCTCTTTGTCTACGTTGAGGTAGTTCGTAGTTCCAGAGTTTTTATACTTCTGAAGCTCTCTACGTGCCCATCTCTGAGCTCTCAAGAAGAACTGAACGTAGTTGTAACGAGTGATCGTTTCCAAACGCTCGTAGTTAGAGAAAGAATCCATACCGTCGGCACGAATCGTTGACTGAATGGAGAATATGTCTCCAATCGCTACCGCAGGAAGACCCGCGTTGGTTAGTGAGTTAACCGTGATATCGGCAGCACCGACAGCGGCAACAACACCGTGTGAACCATCTGGAAAGATGATAACCAAATCCGGAGAAACATGCGCGATGCTCGCCGCAGTCATCGGGATGACCTGAGTTTGGTTAGTTCCTGGAACCGCCGCAGCAGCACCTACAATAGCAGTTGCCTCAAGAGGACTTCTACCGAAAGTGTGTTCCAAATATTCGAATTCATCATTGTTCACATCCTCGAAAGGCTTCATGAACAACAACTTCAAGGTATCGAATTGTGCCGGAGCAGCATCGAAAAGGGTACTCTGAATCGCTTTCGCAATCAGGTTAGCCTCTGTTACCGAGAATTGTGATTCAACACCGTAAAACGATGCTTGTGGGTTGGTGTTTTGGTTACCAAAAGGGATGTTCCCTGGACCCGGAGTGTAATTAGTATTACTCATTACTTTTTAGTTTAGTTTGACTTAATAAGTGTTTCTCTTGTTAAGCCCTCCTGTAATAATGTCGATATGATTCAATACCTCTGGTCTTACTTCTTCTGCAGAAGCTGAAGATCCACCGCCTGCTGCTGGTGGAGTGTCAGCTCCTCTTGATAGAATCTCTTGTCGCTCTGAGCTTTCAGCGGCTCTAGTAGCAATGGTCTGATATTGTGTCATCAGTCCCATGCCGTCCTTAGCCATGACCGCTCTTTCAACTGCGTCGGGTTTATAAGTACCATCAGCCTCAAAAAACAAATCTCGGATAAGTGTGTCCAACATTCCTTTCTTGATGTCCTGAATATACTGGTCGCTGACGCCTTCAATTCTTCCTGCGAAATTAGCTACTGAAGCTTCTAGTGATTGATTAACAGCGGTTGTTGTTTTCGCTGCGTCATCTATCGTTTTCTGCGTTCTTAAAGCTATTCCGGCTTTATCACTACCAAACTGATTCTTCACAGAATCAAGCGCAGTGTTAATGGCTAGTTTAACGTTCTGATCTCCATCAGCATCGTTATATTCTTCCCATTGTTCTTTTGTAAAAGACTTCCCATAAGCATTCAGTAGCTCTTGGTCTTTGTAGTCTGATACTTCTTTTTGAAAGTCGAGAGCTGGTCTGCTTACCAAGTCCTCTCTCCATTCTTTACCTTTACTGAACGAGTCTATTGCCTGATAGAGCTCTGGCGGCATTGTTTTGAACAATCCCTCCATTCCTTCTAACTTCTTAGACGTTCCCTCAGTGGTCTTTTCAACTTCTCTTAGCCTCATCACCTCTGTGTTGAGACTTGAAAAATCTTCGATTCCAAGATTCTCCTTTAAATACGAATTAACCTGTTCAAGGTTTTCGATTTGCGGAGCTGGAGTCTGTGATTCAGGAGCTTTATCCCCAAGTTCCACTGGCTTTTCCCCAAAAATAGGGCTAGTTATGGTAACTTTTTCTGGCTCTTCCGCTGGTGGAGGAGCATCGTTGGCTGGAGGTGTGTTCTCTCCTGCCGGTGGAGCTTCCTGATTTTCTGGTACAGGCGGTGCTGCTGGTGTTTCTTCTACTACCGGTGGGGCCTCATTTGGAGGAGGTTCGTTCGCTGGAGGAGTATTCTGCTCCTGCTGTTGTCTCATCTCACCTAAAGCGTTTGCTAGTGCTGACCCTCCGCTCATACCCTGAAGGGCATTTAGGGCTGGATTGTTAGGTAGCGCTGGCGGTGCTGTCGCCGGTGTCTGGTTTTCTGCTGGTGCTGATGCCTGTGGTGCACTTACTGTTTCGTCTGCCATTCTTCTGATTATCTATTCACAAATATAATTAAAAATTCATTACGGCGCTGGGGTCGGAGAATTTTGTTGATTAGAAAAGTCCGCCATTCCCTTCGCGAAAATCTTATCTATCTCATGGTCTTGAGCTCGGGACTCTTTAGCGTCCTCTCTCTGCTCAAGCCTTCCCTGCTCCTGCTGAGCTCCCTGGACTGCCTGTTCTTGCGCTTGGGCGTCTTTCTGGGTCACTTGCTGGGTCGCTGCGCTGTTTCTTCTTTCCGCCTCAGCCTGAACTCCGGCAAGCCTTCTCATCGCTGAGGTTACCTGAGTTGGAGTTGATCGCCCAAATAGGTCGGTGAATGTTGTTCTGTCTATCATTTGAGACTCAAGGAAGATTGTGAGCATCTGGTCAGCCTGCTTTTTAAGCATTGCGTCTGCGTTCTCTCTCTCCACGAACGCGCGGAAGTCTTCTAGGTTCATGTCCTTAGAAAGCCTGATTACCTCAGCCGGTCCGTCTCCAACAGCTATTGATAGCGAGCGCTCATGCTCAATATAGTATCGTTTTCCAACTGTAGCGATGTGTTGGTACATCTGAACGAACACTCTAGCGATAGCGTCATAAAAAGGCTCTTGCATCAATGAACCACGCTGTATTAGTAGCTCTGTAACCCCAACAAGCTGGTCTTGACCAATCGATTCACCCTTAAGCCCCTCGTTAACACCTGTGGTGTTCTGGATGAGGTTCGACATGAGAGGAATGATGTTGAACATCTGGTGCACTCCGTTTGATATGGTCGCGTCGTATGAGCCCACTGAGTTCGGTATACCTCTACCTTTCGTTCGAACGGTAATCGGGTTACCCATGTTAATGTCTGCGTAAATCTGGTCTCTTTCCTGCGGGTTGATAGTGTCTTCATCAAGAATAACACCTGCACCCCCAGCATTGTTGAACTGAGACTCGATAACCGATAAAATTCTGTTAATGAACCTTTGAGGGTCAATAGCGTCGTCTACCGGGCTGAAGATCTCTCCATCAACATAACCCCAAGCCATACACTTGAATGGGAACTTGACGTTTGACAAATCTTGATAGTCAGTTTCTTGGTACGGAGAAAGACCCCACTCAAGAGCAATGTCAAATGTCTCCTGCTCGTTATTCGAATTGATTCTTCTCGCCCCAACAGTCTCCCCTGGAATGAATATGCAATATCTTAGAACATCAACGTAAAGCTTGCGCTTCTTCTTTCCGCCCTTGAACAGGACTCTATTTTTCGCGCTGTCTGGTGGCGCAATAAGGTCTTTTTCGGTCCACTCAGGCTTTTCCTGCCCTGGCTTTGTGAAGTTGATTCTAACTAGGTACGGATATCCATACTCGTCGAGCACCCATCCGTAGTCGTATCTATCAAAGTCCTTCCAGTACGTTTTGTAAACAGGGATTCTTCCTCCGCTGTTAGTTCTGTGGTCAACTCCCCCGTGCAGGCTGTTTCCAGGCTCGGTGTTGAAGTTGGTGTCGCCGTTAGACATTACCGACAGGTAGTTCTCTACAGCCTTTCTAGATTCGTGGCTTATTTCCTCCCATCTCTCGAAAATCATTGAAGCATCCATCGGCGTAACCGTGCCCATGAAGTTTGCGTCAGTTAAATCCTGCTTTTCAGCATCTCTATCGAAAAAGAATTGGTTAGACTTTCTAGTTTCAAACCTCTGGTGCCCTCCGTGCTGAAATGCCTCGGAAACAATAAGACCTGTTAGCCCCAGGTTCTGAGCGAACATGGTTTGCATGTTCTGAAATTCGTTCAGGTCAGCAACATACCTCATCAAAGAGTTCATTGCATCCACAAAGCTGTCTACATACAGATTGTTGTGGATTTGAGTAGTTTCCTCTTCGTTTTCACCAATAGACCTGTCGAACTGGCGAACAACAGCTCCAAGTCCCGGAAATTGGTTTGCAACGTCTGTTTTGAATAGCTGCTTGGCCAAGGATTGCTCTCTTCGGTTAATCGATCGTTGAGATACGCTTTTCGCCGCAGCGTTTACGCTCAACCTAATAGCGTTACCTCTATACTGCTCAATAATTGGACGGATGAGGTTATGAACAATCTGGATTCTGTTTCTGGTCTGCCCAGTAGTGTCTTTTAAGAAGGCTTCGAGGTCTTCGTCCTCAATCCATTGGTCTCCCTTGTAAAATCGCTTATTGATAGCGATAGACTGAAGCCAGTCATTGTGCTGGCTGTTGAATGCTTGTCCTACAGTCCATTTACCATAGTCTAGGTGATACTGTTCGTTGTTTGCCTTGTCGGGATAAGCCTTCTTATCCATCCGGTTTGGCTTGTTTGGTGTTGAGAGTACAAGGTGTGACATAACAGTATTCTTAGTTTGTTTGTTCGTGGTAATCGTCTGCTAATGAGTCCCCATCGTATTCATAGGCGTCCTCCTCTTCAATCTGTTTTTCTGTTACTCCGAACCCATGCTCTGACTTAAGCACAATGGCGTCTAGGGCTTTTACAATATTGTTTTGCGATGTGACGTAGGCGTTCTTCTTTGTGTAGTCAACCTTCCCGTCTTCGCCGACAAATGAAGCATCTGTCATCTCTACGGAAGACAACCTGCTAAAGTTATTTAATGTGTTCTCAATAATCCTTCGTGAGATATCCCTAGCACTAGGATTATACTTCGACATCCTGTCGATAGCTCTTTTGATTTTGGATCCAAAGTTACAACTAGCGAACTTATCCCTAACAGCAGGCTTCATCTGGTTTTCTTTTCCAAGGTGGTCAAAAGACCTCTTTAAAGCCTCTTCTGAACGAATTCTAGACCTTTCAACGTGAGATATTGGGCTCGCTTTACAAGCGAAGAACCAAACGAACAGGATTTCGGACTTGTTTAGGTCTTTCAATTCTGGCGCATCTTTGAGCTCAGGATAATCTTCCAGAAGACCTCTTTTCGTCTTCGGAGCAAATAATGATATAGACTCTTCTTTTTTTTCCATTTAATAGATTGGAACTCTCACTTCTACCCTGGTTAGCTTTCCGTCCTTGCCCCTAACAAGCTTCTGCTGAGTCTTGTATCTCTCCATTTCGGATTTGATTTCGAAAGGGGTTAGATGTTCGTAGCTTAGACTACAAATATAGGCAAAAACAATAGCAAACAACACATCATCGTGGTACTTCTGCGGGTCTACTGTCCCCCAGCTCTCGTTGCCTGATTTTGTGATCGTGCACACAAATGTTCTGAGCTGCACAAAAGGGGTGGTCATGTATACGCGGTCTCCGTACACCGTAAAGAACTCGTGCATCTTGCTGACAATGAATCTGGTTCTGTTCCCTCTGTTGTCAATTCCGTAAGTGTTCTGGCCGCCGTGGAAGGCTTGCGGAAGCTCCGTTCCCCACACCAATGAGTCCTCAAAGCCCTTTGCTTCCTTGTAATCGGTGTAGGCAGTTCCAATATTAGCCTCCACTAGCTCTTTTGCAGACTTGGACGACTCCGCCGAGTAGTATATGCCCAGCAACATGCACTGCAGGAAGGTGTACTTGTGGTCGGAGTCCCTGTAGTCCACAAATGCAGATACGGTCTTGTAGTGGGCATCAAATATAGCTGAGGCCATGTTCGAGAACCCGTTGTCTGACATAATGGGGTCAGTTCCCATGTAGTACCTGTGCATCCAGTTCTTCTGAGGCTCCATGAACATCGTTACGGATGCTCTCGGGTCTCCATCGTCTACCGCCACAAATGTAGCTCCTGTTATAGCGTAAGGCACGTCGCTGTTCTCGTCTGATGGTTTGGAGGTGTCGAATATCGGTTCGAAATACCCCTTCTTGGATCTGAGCCTATGTTCAACATTGTAAATCTTCTCGATGTTCTGGTTAATCCAATCGATTCCCACCAGAAGCTTCGATGAGGTCAGGAACATGTCTTCAACGATAGACGGGTAGTGCTGGCGGAACTGAACTCTTCTAGATTCCTTTTCCGGCCCTTCGATCGTATATGCTCTACGCTCAGATTCGTAGTGCTCCTTGGTAATACCTGGTCTGGTGGTCCAATCGAAGAATATAGGGATGATGCCGTATGTAAAGTCACGATTCTTCCATGCAGTGAGAGCCCGGAAGTATTCTTCCTCGTATGCCTTACCTCCTTTATCCATTTCGCCACCTGTACCCCAGATAATGATTTGACGCTTCATCTCAATCTTGTTTGTTTCCGGGTTCTGCCAGAACATGGTCGGACGAGCTTCCTTCATCATCTTCCCTAGAATGCCAATGTAACCAGCCTCATCAATCATAACGAGTTGAGGTGAACCACCGTTAATCGCTGCAACCGATGGAGCAACCACCCTGATGGATGAGTTCATTCCTTTCTTGACACCCTTCTTGATGCCTTTTTTCCGGAGGCGGAACAGGTTGTCACGGTCGTTATCTACAGTAGGCCGGAACCACCTAGGGAGCTCCGTAAATGGATACTTAATCTTATCATCGAAAATCTCAATACCCGATTCCTTATCCATGGTAATGAACTTGAGGAAGAAGTTTCTGTTGGTCGTAATCTTCTTCAGGGCACAAGCCCCGTATGTCGATGTTGCTGCAATCTGACGAGGCTTACCCGTCATGCTGGAGTATCCACAATCGAACATGAAAGCGATAACCTTGTGCACAGGCTTGGCGATGTATTTCATGGAGCCGGAAGACATGTCCCCTTCCTTAAGCATCAGGTACTTGTCCATGAAGTAGAGGGTGTTTTCCCGGCACCGTCTTATTTCCTCGTAGGCGTAGGCTCTAGCATCTCCGTCGTTACTGTAGTCGGTAATGTCTCCGTTTTCGGCCAGCCAATCGGAGGCCTGCTGGCAGTACATCTGGAAAGGAACATACGAACGCATGTTCTGGAATCCATTGTTAATGCTGTCTATCCAGCGAATGAATTTTTCGTCGTGCTCGATGACACTATCAGGCATCCAATCAGACGTCTTGACGTCCTTTCCTCCCCTGTACTTAAATAAATCTGATTCTTGAAGCTTATCATAGGTCTCATTGTCAAGGATCTCGAAATCCCTGTGCATTCCTTCACCATCGTCTTCGATGATGTCGATAAGTTTGTCTGATTCTATTTGCTTCTCCGTTTTTACGGAGTCGTCGGTCTGGACAGCCCTTCTCTTACGAGATTTCTTAGGCTTGTCAATTACATCGATTCTGCCGGCATCTTTGAGCTGCTCTTCTTGCTCCAGGGATATCGGTAGTCCTTTGCTGTGAAGGTCTTCTATGAAGTCGAGATAGTTCTCTCTAATGACCTTCTTCTCTACTGCTTTCTGCTTTCTTTCTTCTGACATCAATACTAAATACGAAAAAAAGCTGTCCCCGGTTATGAGGACAGCCTTAAAACGAAATTACTCACCTTGTTCTCGTGCTTCAATCACATCTTCCAATGCGATGACCGCTTTCTTTAAGTTCGTAAACGTAGAGCGCTGTTGTCCGAAATACTTCTTCGAAAGCTTTACTCTCTTGTTTGTGTTATCGATCAAGCTTTTGTATTTTCTTGCGTGCTCCTTCTGATTGAACTTATGAACCAGGTCACGCTTGTTCATTAATGTTGAGAGCACATCTGTAAGCTTCGAATCATCCGAAACCATCGGTCGGTAGTTCTTCGGTGCTGCGATGTACGACTTAGGATCGTATGGAGAAATGTGTTTTTCGAAGCCCTGGGCTACATAAATCTCATCCAACATGTTTCCTAGTCCATTGATTGCCTTTGAGATGTTTTCCGGCGGACCGTCCAATTCAGGCATGACAAATCTTAGTGTACTCTTGCACTGGCATAACTCCTTCCGAGTCTCTTCTACCAACTGTGTAAACGCTGTTAATTTCATCTTATCTAATTTTAGTTATATAACACTAACAAATTTATTGTTTTTCTTCAGAATAAAAAATCGTACTTTTATCGGATTAAACATCTAACTATGCTAGATAAACCATTTTTAGTATCCGAGAAAGGCATTGGGTCACCAGACCCACTGAACATGAACAAGGTTGTGTCTTTCGCAAAACATGAAGATGATGGCATTCAGAGTGCCAATAAGCCGGGGAGGAATCAAATCCGATTCACCCGAGATGAAAACAGTGTCGGGCCTAAAGAAGTATTTTGGAAGTTCGAATCAGAAGCAGACCGTGATAGCGAATACGACAAAATTGTTTGTTTGGTAGCCACCCCAATTACGTAACAATTAAATCTATATAGATCATGAGTGCACTTGCAAAACCACTTATCCATAGCGTCAACGTGCTTTCTGGGCAATCAGACCCAGTAAATGTTGAAGAAATACAAACCATGACGAGAGTTGTGAATGACAATCCAGGTATTAACACTACTTCGGAATTTCATTTAGCTTTCGCAATGAGAGACCACGACCAAAACCCTAAGTCGGTGACTTGGAAGTTTGCGGACGAGACAGCTCTTGACGCAGCTTACGCAGCTATCTTGGCATTAGCCTCGACTGCAGTCTAATTTGGAAAAGCCATTTATTTGACATACATTTGTTGTCACTTGTGTTTTTTAGCGAGAACATTTCCCCCTGAAAGGCTTCGGCCTCAAGGGGGTTCGCTAAAAACAAAGATAACACTATGTTACTCGCTAAGAAAATTAAAACACATAGCCTCCTGCTCTCCACAATCGTGGAAATGAACGAGTTAAGAACCTACTCCTATTTTCTTAGATTCAAGTCATTATTCAATTCTTCGGCATTGAACAAAGGCAATCGCGCGAAACTATCTAGGCTCACCGGCCTTAGTGACAAGACCTGCAGAGTGTATGTAGGCAAGATGAAGCGACTAGGATGGATCAAGCAGAACGGAAGCGATTACGTTTTCATCAGCTACAAGGAAATGTTCATCAAGTACAAGCTGAACAAGAAACAATTCAATTACCACAAGATAATAAATGTAAGCTCCGACGACAGTACGGATTTGCTCATAACAAAATTAGCCTCCATTCTGTTGGAGGCTAACATTGATCGACAAATCTCTACAATAGCGGTCCGTGCAGAAATACACAAACCAACTCACTCACAATCGAGCGTTGGAAGACTTGCCACCAAATATAAGAATAAAGGGTGGAACTACAAGTATTCAACCAATGTGAGTGCGAGATTCAATGATGTTGTGCTTTCATGCAAGGGATTCGGTGGACTTATAGGCAGAGGAAGGACGGCTGGGAAGCTCCTAAAGAAGAAACTCGTAGAAATGGAGTGTATCACCGTTGAAACGAATCAAGTGCTTCTGAGGGACTTTAAAGGGCGTTACGATTTATATCTTCTCATGAAAGCGAGGTCCAAAACTCCGGAACGCATGTTCTGGTACAGTGGAAAAGCTTGGAATCGTGAGCCGGATTTCATCGCCTCTTTTAATTATATTGCATGAAGAAGAAAGTATGAACTTGCGGTTTCTTACCGCATACATTTAACAGAAAAAAAGAACAGATGAAACTATTCAAATTCGGAGCCCACAAGAAGCGGGCAGACAAAGCAGAAGTCATGGTGTACGAACTACGTCAGGAGCTTGTGCGTATTCTCAAGGAAAGCTACGAACTAGGTGAAGGGCTTAGAGACGAAATATTCATTCCTGAATATCTTGGCTTCCAAGAATCAACAATGGACAATGAAGAGTCCGGAACGGTCCGCATATACTCTCGAGACGGGTTCAATATCTCCCGAGCATCCCAAGGCAATACCTGGATCATGCTTCACCCGAGCGGGGCGAAGGTCTCCTTCACCATCGAAAAGATGTTCGATGCAATCACCGTGCTCAAGTCGCTTGGCTTGAACATCTCTATCACGGACTACCTCAAGCAGACTCCAATGACGGACAAGTTTAATCTACTACTACATGGACCAGATGCAGGAAAAGATTGAGGAGCAGAAGAGGAAGAATAACGGCATCCCTGGAGTTGTTCAGCAACACGTCGAGGGCGTGGCGAATAGAGACGGGGCGTTTGTGCCCATGGCTATTACCATCGGCTACTTCGATATCACAACCGAAGTACCTAGAATTCAAGTAGATATTAATTTTCACCCTTCATTAGAAGGATTAATCGAAGTATCATGAAAAGAGAATTGCTAATATTTTTAGGAGGAGCGACTTGGGCTATTTTTGTCTTCTGGACGTTCGGATTGCTGGTAGGACCAGAAAAGGAAATAGTTCACAAGGAGCCTGGACACTTTGTGGAAACGCAAGTTATACACGACACATTGTTCATAGTCAAGGAATGGCCACCGGTTTTGCAACTGACAGGGACAACCTATCAGCCTACAGTGGCTCAGTGCGACAGCACTCCATTCAACACTGCTGACGGTTCGTTCATCAACGCCGTGGAGCTCCAGTATAGAAAGCTGAGGTGGTGCGCCGTAAGCAGGGACCTGCTCAAGCACAAAGGTGGCCCGTTCGAATACGGCGACACGATTACCGTTGTGTGCGAAGAACAGTTTTACTGTGATAGGTGGGTTGTTCACGACTGCATGGCAGCGAAGTACAATAACTGCATTGATTTTTTAACCTGGTTCGACCGTCCGAGAATTGGTCGGGATCCAAATATACTCGTGTTCAAATGAGTAAGGAAGAGCATAAGCTACCCTTGCCCTATATCCAGCTATGGCTATCCAAGACAGAGAAGGAAGGTAGAGGGTTTGCGGTATCGGATGAGATGATGCCTCACCTAGACGAGGCGCTATTCTTTGGAAAGGATGACGCGAATCGCATTATATCAACACTGATGAAGCAAAGGGAGTGGAGATTCCTCCCCTGCACGGACATCGAGCGTATTTTATTCACGAACAACAAAATGTTTTAATATGGAATGTGTATTCTGCGGGGACGACTCGCACAGCTACAGGGACTGCCCGGAGAAGATAACTCCTCACTCGTCCCACATCTACGCGACTCCCATGCGAGACCTCGAGAGAAAGAAGGGGGATTTGATTCTCCCGCCGGACAAACGAACTACCGCGCCGAAAAGAGCTCGCATAATCTCCGTGGATCCGAGAATAGAGGATTGCGAAGTGAAAGAAGGGGACGTAATACTATATCCAGCGAACCTCGCCTGGAAAATGAATGATCGACTGTTTCGAATTTTCGAAGCAAACATAATGGGGATAATACCGGAATAGTATGAGCAAAGATTGGATCCAAATAGAAACATGCAAGCAGGCAAACGACCGAGTAGCGGCAATGGTTGACATTGAAGCAATGAAGGCCGAGAACCAGATGATGGTACACCTCGGAAAGAAGCCTAAATACGAATGGGATGACTTCAACGCCGTGAAGGTGCGGTACGACCTAGACTACACTGGACTTCTGAACAAGAAGAAGAAACTAGAGTAATGCAAAAAGGGGCCTAAAAGGGCCCCAGCTTGGTCGTGTTCCAGTCCTAGTGCTCAACCTCGGGTTTGACTTTGAAATCTTACCTCGGGAGCTCCGGTGTTTTTCCACCGCTGATCGCTTTCGCATCCACAGCTTACCACGAATATACAAATAAAAAAGCACCAACCAATGGCTGATGCTTCTTCTACAGACGTGTCGTGCCTATGGGACGTTTCTACGCCACAGCTCTAAGCTGAGGTGAGAAAAGAGGTATTACTTTTCCTGTTATAGGATCAGACTCTCGAAGTATACATTTATAATGCAGTCAAAACCAGTCGGCCCCAGTATAATCGCTTTACGTCATTACCTTTACACTCTTCCACAATGGAGATGAGGTTTGTCCTAGACGGGCAATACTGTTTTCTTGTGGAGCCGGAGGGTATCGAACCCTCGTCCAAACACCGTTTCTTCTCAAACGAATCTGGTGCAAATATAATAAAGTTCTCCGAGATAGATTCGAACTACCGTTTTCTGGCCCAAAACCAGACGTCCTGCCCCTAGACGACCGGAGAGTTATGTCGGGGTGACAGGGATCGAACCTGCGACCTGATGCTCCCAAAGCACCCGCGCTACCAAACTGCGCTACACCCCGATTTACTACAACAAAAAAGCCCCACTATAAATAGCAGGGCTCCAAAGTATTGTATGCGCAACTGCCTTCCTATTCGGTAGTGGGTTGCGGTTGTTGAGTTTCAAATGAAATCTTCTTCATGGGGCTAATGTACAAAAAAAGCCCCACATTCCCATGCGAGGCTTTTAAAATGATCGATAGTAAGTAGGCCAATACCGTTTGCGACAAGACAAATGTAGTAAACTTTTCTTTACAAAAAGAAACCCCTCTCCGAACAAGTCAGAAAGGGGTGTCGATTGAGGGCCCCGTGGGTGGGGCCTTTCACACACGGTAAATGTACGGAAATTTTCTTATCTTACACCTGATGGCTACTTCACAAAATCTTCGACCAATATGCGTTTACTGCGGTGAACCGGTCGCCCTGGCTTTAGTGAAGGATGGAAACAGACCTCCTGAGGGAGATAATTTCCTAGACTGGCACCATGTCAAGCATACATGTGAAGAGTCGGAGCAAGCCTTAAAGATCCGGAACGCTGGGAAGCCGCTTAAGGTTGTTTAGGCTCTTCTTCGAAAATTATAGTCGTTGTTCTGGTTACGCTGACAAGCTCAGCTTTAAGAAGCTTGTTGTAATTCGCATTCACCCCGCATGTGTTTTTTGGGTCGTACGTCATGTCGGTGGTCTTCTTACAGAATTCCGGATCGATTATGTCGGCCCTATCGAAAGAAACGAAATCAGGAGAGTCATATCCGTCAACCCCCCAGTACTTACCTTCGAACTTAGCTGCCACGCCTTTCTCGATGTATACGCTCTCAAACAGCATCTCCTTGCTCATCCTTTACAATTTTAATAGTGAATCCTATCTTCTCCAGCCCGTTGTACATCTTGCACAGTGGCATCTCCGACCCTTTCAGGTAGGAATTGATCTGCTGTCGGGACACTCCGAAAATCTTCGCGAGCTCGACATTGTTCATTCCTCGCTTCTTCTTGAGCGATCTAAGTATTTTTCTAGTTGTCATTATTTTTTGTTCCAGTCCATGAAGTCTTCAAAGGTTACTTCGTTGACGTTTGTAATATCGATTGTCTTCCAGGGAACCCCAAGGTATGCCCCCTGGTCTATGGCGAACTTAACAGAGCTTATGTATGGAGCTCCTTTTTTCGGATCGTTCATTGGAGCATAAGTTATGCAGTCTCCGTCATAGAACACCCTCTCTCCTCGAGAATTTAGAGTAGTGTAAAATACAATAAAATATCTTCGCCTCTTCATGACATCACCCCCACTTGTTTAAGAACCCGCTTGAGTTCGGATTTGTTTTTGATCACTCCCTCGAAAACCTTGTCCCTGATTTTCCAGTTTTTGCCTGTCTTCGAAATCTTGACAATGTTTCTTTCGTACATCGAAATAAGGAAATCGTCATCGTTCAAATCGACTGCATAAGACCCTTCAAACGGAGCTCCGGCTGGGAAGCCTCCCAAATTAAGGATGTCTGCTTCGTCCAAGTACTTGACGCGGATAGCATCATTTTCAACAGCTCTTACAACATCGCCTATGTACATTTCAGCCGGATCATCGAAATGAAGCTCCCCAGGGAAATCCGGGTCTTCTAGCCTCTTTCTGAACTCAGCCTTTTTCCATTCTTTTTCGTATGTAATCGGGAGGGTCATGTGAGCCATAACCCCCAAGTAAATCCGAGGCCTGTACTCGAACTCGAATCCGGGATGGAACTCCCCAATCTCTGGCACATAGTACCTCGAATCAATACTTGCTTTTGTGGCTGGAAGGCCTTCTTTTTCTTCTTTTTTCATATTTTTTTTCTTCGTGAGAAACTTCACTAATACTTTTATCTTCTTCCGCGTGAGCACCGGCTTCCGTCGAGAATGTTCTCATTGGATTCTTCATCTGTATCCCTCCGAGGGATCTCACATAAAACTCTTTTTTTTCTTCGTCAGTTATTTTATCATTTTTTAGCGCGGAGAAGAATCTCCTTCAGCAAAAGCACTTGACAACACGCATACAGTCATCTTGGTTTTTATCATAACAGGAACCGATGACTCTGCAGCCAAACAAACGTCTCCGTTTTTACGAAAAGCAATTACATAGAATCTGGTGTTTTCACTCGAAATAACAGCGTCGCAGATTCTTATTGAACCATCAACGCTGCCAACAACATCAATGCTGTAGCGGGTCATAGTCTTTTTTGGTAAAAAACGCCAAAACCCACGCCTCTTAACTTTACGATTCAGTAAAGTGATATTCACTTCGCTTACTTCAACTTGAGCGAGGTTGTCCTTGATAAACATCTCCTCATGGTGTTCATACTTTTCTTGCATCTTGTTTGGTTTTTCGGCGCGGTAAAAATAAGCCTGTATATCCTCGCGCATGTTGTGACTGTTATTATTCCTTGCCATCTGTCTCGACAAATTTTCGTAAGTAATCAATAGGGTTCTCTTCCAGCACCATCTGCTGGAGGTGGTACTCCCATTCTTTCGGAGGTGTACGCCATTTTTCGGTCGGGAGCTTCATAGTAAAATTACGACCCCCAACTTTCACCGCGTAAAAACCAGTGTAGTTTTCCTCTCCCCAAAACGCCTTAGCGAAGTCGTGGGAGAAGAT